CAAATGCTTTCTGCTGCTCGAAAACCACCTTCGACAACATCCTGCTGACCGCTGAGTTCCAGGAGGCGACAAAATATGTCAGCCAGGCGCTGATGGAAGTTTTCGAAGTGCAAAAGCAACTGGTCGCTCAGTATCTCGGCGTCGATCGGGTTCTGGTCGGCAATGCCGTGTACGACGGTGCAAAAAAAGGTCAGAGCTTTTCCGCGACTAGTATCTGGTCGGATTCCAAGGGATTCGTGGCCCGGGTCGCGACGCAACCGCTCAACCTCAAGGAGCCATGCATCGGCCGCACCTTCCTCTGGATCGAGGACAGCCCGGAACACCTTGTTGTTGAGCAGTATCGTGAAGAGCAGACCCGCAGCAATATTTACCGGGCCCGTCACAATGTCGACGAGGCGTTTGTATTTACCGGCGCTCTTTATCTGATGAGTAACCTCAAGTAAGCCGTTCGGCGGCTGCAACCATGGGGAGGAGTCGACCTCCTCCCCATTCTGGAGTATCCGAACAAAGGGAGATATATGGGATTCGACGATCTTGTCAGCCGGGCCAACAGCGCAGCCATTAATCGGCTTGGTGGGGAGGATTTTATCGTCAAGCTCAACGGGGCGACGATCGATACCATCCAAGGGATTTTTGATGAGGCCGTCGAGACGATCTCCCCGCATGATGCCGATACCGTGGTGGTCAGGCCTGCGGTCGCTTTTCTGGATGAAGATTACGACGGCTTTGGGAAAAGCCACACGTACACAAGAATCAAAACCGGCATCGCCTATCGCATTTTTGGAGATATTCAAACTGACGGTACGGGGATGACCGTGGCCTATCTGGTGAAAGCATGAGCCGTTACGACGACATCATAACCGCACTGACGGAGCGCCTAGCAGAGATCCGCACGGCGGTCGGCTATCGCACCGACGCGGGGGAGCGCGTCTTTATCAATCTGGAGTACAAGACCGCGCCGAAAGAAGTGCCTTGCCTGATCTTTTTCCCGGGCGAGGTTACCGATACCCTGGATGGCGACACCCCTCCGAGCCAGGGGGAGGAGAATCACTATCTGCCCGTAACCATCGAAGGCTGGATCGCCGACGATGAGACGGGCGCGCAGGGACAGGCCCTGCGGCAGGACATCCTTCAGGCCCTCAAGACAGATCCGTATTTTGGAGGGCTGACCGAGGGGTATTCCGGAGCGATAAACAGCAGCGCTGAGATTGAGGACGGAGGAGAAGAGGGCTTCCTCGGTTTCGCCCAGGTAACCGCCACTATCTTTTATGTGACCGCCTACGGAGAGCAATAGGGGGAGCTGATGCCGGAAGGGATGATCGTTGGAATGGTTTGTGGCAGTGGTATCAGTTGGGCAGTGTCTGCGTTTTTCCGGCACACCATCGGGACCCGCTACCGCACTGAGGATGATTGCCATTCCTGCGAAACACGCCAGGCGGTCGATCAGATCCGCACCCTGGTTGTCGAGATTGCCATCAAGGCCGGTGTTCCTGCGCACGAGGTTGCCAAGCTGGCGCAGCGCACTTTGAAATCCGGGAAATAGGGGGCTTATGTATCTTCCGCGTCACTTCAAAATCTATGAGCTTGTCGACCGGGCCACGTTCAACCGCTTCGGCCTGCAGGCTTTGATGTTCCTCAATCCCTTGGCTTTGCAGGCCCTCGACGGCATCCGGGACTTTTTCGACGCCCCGGTGATTGTCAACAACTATCATGCCGGAGGGCGGTTCCAGTTCCGCGGTTTGCGGCCGCGATTCTGCAGCGTCGGGGCGGAATACAGTCAGCATCGCCTCGGCAACGCCTTCGACTGCGATGTTGCCGGCGTCAGTGCGGAGCAGGTCCGCAAGGTCATCTTGGCGCACCGCGACGATCCGCGATTTCTTTTCATCAACTGTATCGAGGCGGACGTGAACTGGCTGCACTTCGACTGTCGCAACATCCCGGATCGCATCCGGATTGTTCATCCATGAGTAGCGCTGCCGAAGGCCGTTGTCGTTACAGCCTGACAGGCATCTGCCCGGCGGCGGGGAAGGGCGCGCTTGTCTGCGCCGCTACCACCTGCCCTGGTCACGAAGAGGAGACCGATGAATCTCAGCGAACTGAAAAAACGTGCAAGCAACGGTGATGTGCTGCTGGTCAAGTCCGATTCGGCCATCGGCAAGCTAATCCGGGTTTTTACAGGGGAGAGCTACAGCCATGTGGCCGTGTTGATCTGGGTTCCCGGCGCACGCGGCAATGATCTCATGATCTATGAGTTTGTCGAGGGCGTCGGACATCAGACCCTGTCTCTCGATGCCTGGCTTAAAGACAGGGATGGCCAGATCCTGTCTTTTGGTGTCGCCCCGGATCCTGTCCCGGCATCACCCGTCAAGGTGCGGGCCGCTGCCGAGTATTACAAGACCGCGTCGCTGCTGCAGCGGTCTTACGGGTATCTCAGCCTGGTCAAGGTTTGGCTCAGTCAGCTGATCCAGTGCCGCATACCGGTACGGCAAAAGGTCTGCAGCACATTTACGCAAGAGGTCTGGCGCTGCTCCGGCTATGACGGCATCACGCGCACGGCCGACCCCGGCGATATCGCCGAACACTGTCAAACTCTTTACCCCATCTGGAGGTGATCATGAACATGGAACGTCTTGCTTTTCCCCTCGGGCTCGTCCTGGTGCTCCTCGCCGCCGCCATGCTGGTCGGCTGCTGCACCACGAATCCCGGAGAAGATCCTATCGGCGCGGCCTTTAACCGCAACGAGTCGATCATCCGCCTCGCGGTCAATGTTGGCGTCGGGCAGGTGCTTACCGCTCATCCGGAGTGGGCCGCTCCCGCTGCCGAGATCGCCGATGCCGTCGCAGTGGAGCTGGAGTCCGAAGGGCTGGTCAGTCTCGACAGGTTACAGACCGAGGTGACGGGCCGGATCCATTGGGACAGGCTCGACGCGGCGGAGCAGAGTTTGATCTTGTCCGTGGTCGATTCTGCCGCCGATGCCATAGCCAGGCGGTTGGATGATTCCGGCATCGTCGATCCGAGCGAACGCAAGGTTCGCGTTGCCAAGATATTGCACTGGATCGCCGAAGCTGCCCGCGCACGCTCCGGCACTCAGGTCTTATCTCTAGGCGACCGGCACTTCATTTGGAGGTGCTGACATGGCCAAAATCGAGGTAAAGGCCAAGATAACGGCAGGGGTGCATCCCAAGCACGGCCCCATCATAAATGGCCGGACCTACACAATCGAAGAGCACGAGTATGCCGATCAGCTTTTCGAGCGTCCTTCGCCTGAGTGGCTTGCTCCCTGGGAGCGCGAAAAGCCTAAACCGAAAACGGTCTCCGCCAAGACCGACAAGAAAGGAGAATAAGCCATGCCCGGAGTTGCAGGCGTTGAGATGAAGTATGCCCTGGTCAAGGGCACGGAGTGGGGCACGGCTGTTGCGGCAGGGGCCAACAACGGCATTTTGCTGCTGCCGACCGGGGTCAAGTCCGGCGATGCCGCGCTCGATATCGACGACAGCCAGGGGCTGTTCTTTTCGCAGGACGGTGCGCCCGGTGCGGTAAAGGTCGATGGCGACGCGCCCGGATATCTGCGCTACGACGGCTGTGATCTGCTGCTGGCCCTGTTCATGGGCGTGGCCGGCGCTCCTTCGCTGCATGACGGCGGCGCGGCCAGTTACGATTTCGTCTATGATCTCGCGGATAACATCGACGGTCTGTTTGCCACCTTTGTGCGCCACTGGAAAAACTACGTCGAAGAGATCCGCTCTCTCAAGATCGTCGGTCTCACCATCAAGGGCGAGCGCGGCAAGCCGTTGCAGCTCATTGCCGATTGTATTGGGGATCTCGCCGTCCAGGACGGGGTTAACAACTCCACCACATTCAACAACGTGACCATTGCCGAGACAAAGAACCGGATCCACTTTGCCCAGGGCGTGTTCCGCATGAACGACCAGGGCGGCGCGGCTCTCGGCAGCGGTGATGTGATCTATCCCTCGAGCTTCGAGCTGAGCGCCTCGCGCAAACTGGCCGGGCAGTACACCGGCGAATTCACCAGCGGCGGCACCAATCCCCGCGACGTGATCGACGAACCGACCAATGACGGTATGCCGGAGATATCGCTCAAGCTGCAGTTCCCGAGGCATGCCGGCAAAACGCGGTTGACCGACCTGGGCAACGACACCCGGAAAAAATGCGATATCACCTTTACCGGCCCAATCATCGAGGGTGCGATTCCGCGCCTTTTTAAGATCGAGTTGCCGCATCTGCAATTCAAGAGCGTCGATATCGTCGACGAAGCAGGCATCATCAAGGAGCCTGCTGAGTTCGTCTGTCACGGAGCCAGCACGGCTCCGACAGGCATGACCGGCATCACCAAGCCGTTCCGCATCAGCGGCACAAACCAGCGGTCTACCGATCCGCTCGCCTAAGCCGACGGATGCCATGGGGCCGGGCCCGGCCCCGATTTTTAATCCACAACGTGAGGATGCAATGGATATTTCCCGACTCAAAAAAAAGGATCTCAAGGTCTGGCTTCCCCTGTTCGACGATGTTGACGTGCTGTGTCGGCACATCCCCCAGGGGGAGTTTGACGCCATCAAGGCCGCAGCCACCTCCGTCCGGTTTGACCCGCGCACGCACCAGCGCGTGGAAAAGCTCGATGACAGACGTTTTCGCGCCGATCTTGCCACGGCGGTTGTCGAGGAATGGCGAGGCCTCAAGGACGGGGATTCGGATTTTCCCTGCACGCCTGAGAATATCGAATTCATGATGCAGGAATGCACGGAGTTTCGACTGCTGGTCCTGGACGCGCCGTGCAGCCTCGACAAGATGCTGTCGGCCGAAAAGGCTGAACTGGAAAAAAACTCCGAGACCACCTCCGCGCCCGGGCCGACTTCCCCGGCGTAAGCTGCGAGGCCTGCGCCGAAGCGCGCGAGGTGGACGGGCTGACGCCCGAGTGTGAGACGGATGTGGGCTGCCCCGTGCCGCCGCTGCCGGGCGGAGCGGTCCGTATCATGGAGATCCGCAGTCTGTTGGTCAGACTGCAGGGTGCTGTAGATCCCGGCACGATCTGCCGGATTTGCGAAGTGGACAGGGACGATCTCGAACTGCTCGCGATTGTCGAGGAAGAGCTCAAAGCCAACACACCGCAAACCGATCAGGAGTAGCGCATGGCCAAGGACATCAGCGTCATCATAGGTGGAAACGTCAAGCGAGCCGAAGCCGCCATGCGACAAATGCAGCGTACTGGATCGGACGTGGCGCATGTCCTTGAGCGCGATTTTGCCCAGCTCGGCACCAAGAGCAGCCTGGCCTTTGACCGCAAGCGCGAAGCCGCTACGGCTGCCTATGAGCGTATCAAGAGCAGCAGCCTGACAACCGCCGATGAGATCGAGCGTGCAGAACGCGCCCTGGCCGGCAAGCTGGAAGCGATCGACACCGAACAGTTCGGGCGGCGCGAGTCGCTGCTGCAAAAGTTCAAGTCTCAATGGCTGGGCGTGACGGCCGCCGTCGGCGCGGCTGTCGCGGCCATGTATCAGGGCTTTCGAGAGGCCGAGAATGCAGCCATGGGGCTGCAGAAGCGGCAGGCTTTTGCCAATTTGTCTTTGTCCAAAGGATTGAACTCTGACCAGTTGCTTGCGGATCTGAAAAAGATATCTGCCGGCACCATATCCACTCAGGAGCTGATCGAAAAGGCGGGCACCTCCATGTTGCTCGGCATCGAGGGTGAGTATCTTCCCAAGCTCATGGAGATAGCTCGGGCTTCAAGCCGCGTTACCGGACAGACGATCACGAAGAGCTTCGAGGATCTCTCCCTCGCCGTCGGCCGGCAGAGCAAGCAGATCCTCGACAACCTCGGCATCATGCTCGATGTCGAGGGAGCCAATGAGGCTTATGCTGCAAGCCTCGGTATAACGGCGGACAAATTGACGGACGCAGACCGCAAGCAGGCGTTTCTCAACGCCACCATGGCCGCCGGCCAGGAAATCATCGACGATGTTGGTATGTCCAGCGTGACGGCTGCGGAACGTCTGCAGCGAATGCAGGCCACCATGACCAATCTTCGCGAGACAGGCGGGCGGGCACTGCTTGCTTTTGGAACAGCTGTTTTGGGCATATTCCAGGGTGTGGCGTCTGCCATTACGTTTGCCTATGGGGCCATCACGAAATATATCGCGAGCGTTGCCGAGCTTGCCGCTAAAGTTCCCATACTCGGTCGGGCCGTGCGTCCGATTGCAGAAGAGATTCGTATGATGTCAGATGCCTTGCTTGCCACTGCAGACAATCTGGCCGACGATGGCCGCGATTCTCTCGCCACGGCCTGGGACGTGATCAGCGGCAAGGCAGGAGAGGCTACCTCCGCCATGGCGGCCGCTACGGCCGCCGGGGAGGATGCGGCCAACAGCGCAGAGGAACAGGCCAAAGCCGTTGACTCGGCCAGCTCGGCGATATCGCGCTACAGCTCGTTGATCAAGGATCTCGGCAAGGAACAACTCAAGGTCGCCGAAAGCGGTTACGGCAGGGATCTGGATCGGCAGGCCGAGTATTTCGAGCGAACGGGAAGGGTGGCAAGCAACCTGGCCCAGCCTCTGCGGCAATACTTGTCCGTGCTCGATCAGATTTATGCAACTCAGGCCGGCGCACAGAAAGAGATCGGCACGGTCCTCGATGGGGTGAAGGTCAAGCAGGCGGATCTGGCACAGCAGCAGGTCAATATCGCCGAGACGGAAAAGACCTGGGCGCAGGCGCGCCTTGGCGCATGGCAGAGCTATTACGACAAGCTTCAGGCCATGCATGAGACGGCCTTGGAGACCATGAAGAAAAAGCAGGATGAGCTGCTCGCAGTCAAGAAATTCGGCTCCGATCTTGGTGCTGAGTTATCCGACAAATACGCGCCTGCCGAACAACTCAGCGCCTATGAGCAGTATTTTCAGCAGTTGGAAAGCATCGACCAGGCCCAGGCACAGGCCATGCAGCTGACCGGGCAGAAGCGCATCGATGCCCTACAGGAGGCGATGAACAAGCTCAAGCAGCTGCCCAACGAAGTGCGCGACGGCGACCAGGTTATCATCAGCAGCCTCGAGATATACGACCAGGCGCAGCAACGTTTCGAAGCCATGCAGGCCGCCTCCGAAGCCGCCAAGAAGGCCGAAGTCGATCAGGCCAAACAATCAGCCGCCAACCTGGCCGCAGAGATGGCCACGGCCCAGACTGCCATGGATGAGCTGCAACAGCGCGTGATCGCACTCGATGCACGGATCCTCGCCCTGTCAAAAACAGTCGTACTCTCGGCAGACGACCAGGCAACCGGCAAGATTGACGCAGTTCAGGCGGCCCTCAATAAGCTGCAGGACAAGGAAATCACCATCACCGTGGATTACGTCAGCAACGTACCTGGCAACGTACCTGGGTCTGTCGGTCTTTCAAGTAAGGCTTCCGCATCAACATCTGGTGCAAGTTCAGGCGGTACGAATTCTGCCGGGTTTAAAGTTATGTCCATAGCGGACATAAACAAAGGGCCAGGCCTTGCCATAGGCACAGCCTATATTCCGCGCACAGGTCTCTACCAGCTTCATCGCGGAGAGGAGGTGCTTACGCGCAATAACGCGGGGAAGGGCGGGAACACGACAATTCACCTCGGCGGGATCTCCATCTCGGTTGAGGGAACCAATAAATCGGGCGCGCAGATCGGCAACGAGATAGGGGAGTCTGCCGCTCGTGCTCTGTATCGCAAGTTCAAGGAATACGACCGCCGCAAGGTCGGCTAATGGAAAGGGGATTCCATGGGATTCGAGGTCAAAAACCAGCCCACTAAAAACCTGCGCTATCACGGTCCGCTGCATATCCTGTCCGATGTAACGCCTTTGGCTGCGTCCGCATCCTCGACCAGCGACTGGGTACGCGGCGACAATCTGAGCAAACTTCTCGGTGCTGCGTATAGTGATCAAGCTGGCACGCTCAAGATCCAGTTCAGCGCCGACGGAACCAACGTCGATCACGAGGAGACGATCACCGTAGCGGCAGGGCAGGCCACCGGTGGCTTCGTTGTCGATGTGATCCTGCCGTTTTTCCGCCTGGTCTACACCAATGGCGCAACATTACAGACGGTGTTCCGCTGCAACCTGTTCGGACGCGGGGTGAGCTGATGCGGCTCTTCGGTGGCAGTAAAGACGCGATCCACCTGGGGAGTCCTGTAGGGTTGTCTCTGCGCTATCTGGCCGAGGCGTCACCAGCGGTGGCGATGCAGGTACGGGATTTCGCCACGGGTAATCTTTTTTTGACCGCTGACACCATCGGCGGTCACGAACGGCTAACGACCTCCGCAGGGCGGCCGTTTGCTATCCAACGGGAGGTATGACATGTCTTATTATCAATCTCAATACACCGGCGCGCAAATTGACGCCGCCGTCGGGTCGCTCATTGGCGTGCTCAATTCCATCGGCACGGCAGGCTCGGCCGGGTTCGGTGTCGGCGTAGCTCCGCCCGAGGCACTCCCTGATGGGATGACGCCGCTCTACGGTTACACCGACCCGACGCACGCCAACTACGGCAACTACAAATACGCCGACGGGTCCATCATGGTCTGGGTGCCAAAATTTTATTATCGCATCGCCCACGCCAGCAACCCCACCTACGGCGCCCACGGGGTCAACAGCATCGACGTCGAAGGCGTTAAGACATACACCACCCGCGCCGCCGCCGAGGCTGCAGGCTACGCCCTGCACCGAGCCTTCATCGATGGCGGCGTGGAGCAAGCCGGCTTTTTCATCGATAAATTTATGTGCAGCAAAAACGCTCTGGGTTCCGGGTACGTTGCGTCGTCCATAGCCGGTGGTCTGCCAATATCGACGCACTCTGACCACAACCCCATCGCCGACCTGACGGCGTGTGGCAGCAACGCGTATTTTGAGGCACTCAACGCCTGTCGCGCCCGCGACGGGGTGGATGGCGCGGTTAACGCAGACAGTATTTTCCACTGCGCCAGCCGTTTTCAATGGGCTGCGCTGGCCCTGCTGTCTCTTGCGCATGGCCAGGCCGCTACATCGACAACATATTGTGCATGGTACGACGCATCCGGCGCGGAGAACTATCCAAAGGGCTGCAATAATAACGCCCTGGGAGACGCCAATGATGCCACCGTCAGCTATCAATCTGACGGGTACAGCAACTGCGGCAAAACCGGATCCGGAGTGCCGTTTGCAAAGACCACGCACAACGGCCAGGCCTGCGGTGTCGCCGACGTCAATGGCCTGATGTACGAGATCCAGATCGGCCTGACATGTATCGCGACCAGCAAATCGATCAGCGCTGCCAGCCAGGCCAATCCGTGCCAGATTGAGGTTGTCGGGCATGGGTTGGTTACGGGGCAGCAGGCCCTTGTGACCAGCATCGACGGCATGACCGAGCTGAACGACAGGATATTTACGGTCACTGTGGTTGATGCCGACAATATCACCCTCGATGGTGTGGACAGCACCGGCTACGCAGCCTATACCAGCGGTGGATCGCTGACCTACGGCACGTTTTACGCGGCCAAGGAAGCGACCGCAATGCGCGATTTCACCTCCGGGAACTCAGCAGCCACCGACCACTGGGGCGCTACCGGAGCCGCCGCCATGATGGATGCGCTGCCACTGGTCTTAGCTGACGGTGCCATCTCGATGAAAATGGGCGACGGAGCCAATCAGGTTTTGGCTGAGGATGTATCCGGAGATAGCTGGCGTCGCACCTGCCTTGGGCTCCCGCTTACGGATGGACAGTCGACATCGGGCACAAACCTTTTCGGTACGGACTATTTTTACCGCTATATCCGCAACGAACTGTGCCCGATCGCGTCGTGCAGCTGGACCAACGGCTCGAATGCGGGCGTTTGGGGCTTGACCCTGCGCAACTCCCGGGCGAACTCCTACTACGGCGTGGGGCTCCGGGCCGCCTGTTACCCTGGGGCCTGAGCGGTAGCGAAGGGCTTTTAAGATGAGCAATATACATGCAGCAGCTCAGCTGGTGCGCAAGCTGGTTATTTTTATTCAGCGCTTGAACGGCTATCTCAACCATTTTCCGAAATCGGAGAAATACGCCCTGGCGAATCGCATTCGGAATACCGCCTATGAGGTGTTCGATCTGGTGGTCGAGGGCGAAAAGCGTTACACGAAAAAGACCACGCTATCCAGTCTCGACATAGCCCACGAACGCTTGCGCATGCAATTGTTCCTCGCGTTTGAGCTCGGCTATTTCCGGTATCGCGATGGCCGCAAGGATGAACATCCGGAAAAATTGGAGCAGAAGCGTTACACCCACATCGGCGACCTGTGTGATGAACTCGGCCGCATGATCGGCGGATGGATAGTCAAAATGAAGGAAATGCACAGATGGTAAAATGGGCGGTGCCTCTACATGTGCCCGATCGCGTCGTACAACTGGAACAACGGCTCGAATGCGGGCGTTTGGGGCTTGAACCTGAACAACAACCGGACGAACTCCAACAACAACGTGGGGCTCCGGGCCGACTCTCTTCTCTACCTCAAGGCACAGCAAGTGCGCAGTGGATACGACAGGGATGTACCGTCCAGCGTCACGCGAAATCGATGACCCGCCTCCTTTTGGTAAGCCCGCAGGGCCGAAGACCGGAGGCGCCCGTATGAAGCGCTATGGCCAGCTGTTTGATAAGGTTTTCACGCGAGACAACCTGTATCAGGCCTATCTCGACGCGCGCAAGCGCAAGCG